GGCAAATACGGACGGTTTCATGACTATCCCGGATGGCGTTGATGAAGATATTCCATTTATGTAAGCAGGAGGAGCAAAGAGAATGTTATTTCCGAAACCAACAAAGAAAAAGAAGAGAAGAAAGCACAGAGAGAGCTTATTGCAGAACAAGGAGAGTAGAATCTGTTATCTCTGCGCAAGAGAGGGAGATAATAATTGGAAGCCGGTACTGGAGGAGCACCACATCTTCGGCGGTCCCAACAGACACTTATCAGAAGAATACGGATTGAAAGTCTATATCTGCCCGGAATGCCACCGGACATCTGCGAGAGCAGTGCATCAGGATCCGGCGGGAGCAGCCAACCAATATCTGCAGGCGGAAGGACAGAGGGTGTTTGAAGAGAATTATCCGGAATTAAACTTTCGAGAGATCTTCGGCCGGAATTACTTGTGAGAGATGGAATATGAGAAAAATACCGGAAGAGATGGAGAGAATGATTCTGGAGGCGTTGCAACGGGGTGAAATGTATAAAACGATTGTGGACAGAACAGGGGTATCGGAAACTACGATCGGAAGAGTTGCGAGAGAAAACGGAATCTGCAGAATAAAAAGAAACATTGAGAAAGTGAAAGATGATTATCCACAAGAACTGCTGGATGAATGGGATAGAGTAAGACTTGAGATCTTACGGAAAGGATAGGGTATGAGAGAAATTATTGAAATATTGCTTGCCTGCGCAGCCATGGTTGGCGCGGCCGCTTGGTTATTGAACAGACCGCCGCGGCCATCAGATCCAGAAGAAGACGAGGAGCAGGAGCGGTATCTTACAGAATGGAATCATAAGCATGGAAAGGGGAGAAAGCAATGAGCGGCTATTGCAGATGGTGGGAGGAGTAAGATGCGAGCAATTGCAAAAACGCTCATGATAATTTTGGCAGTAGTAGAAGTGTATTTGGGTTTAAAAAGAACAGTGACGATTGAAGATCGTGACGGAAATAAGACGTACATCCCGTCAAAAGAAGATCAGATCTTAGGAATGCTGGATTTTATTCTGGCAATGCTGATGATTCAAAATACTATGATCTTGTGAAAAAGTAAATGACAGCTAATATGAAAATACACAGGGAGGTGAAACCGATGGAGCAGTACAAAGAAGAGAATGACAGAAAAAAAGCATATTTAAAAAGATACCATGCGGCAGAATTGGCAGAAAAAGAGATTCGGGAAGAGATCGATGATCTGCGGATGAATAAAATGTTTCCGGCGCTGATCCAAGACGGGATGCCGCATGGGAGCAGTTGCATGGATCTTTCAGAGTATGCCGCACAGCTTGATGAGCTGCTGACAGAGTTGAAAGATCAGATGGAGCAGCGGATCAGAATCCGGCGAGAAATCACGCAGAGGATTGAGGCAATGCAGGATGAAACGGAAAAAACAGTTCTGCGAATGTATTACATAAATTGGATGAAATGGAAAGAAATTGCTGATAGGCTGGGCTATGATGTTCGAAACGTGACAAGAATCCATGGACGGGCATTGCAAAATTTCAAAATATAAAATGTCCTAGAATGTCCTATTGCACCTATGCTATAGTGTAAGAGCCAGAGAATGGATAAGGGATCAACATTTCCTACACTTTCTTGCAAAAACTCCTCAGGTGTATTTTGATCAGTGACCAGGCATCACAACCTGGCCACTGAATAAGGTCGGCATCAACCCTGGCAGAGCCAAATGATGTACGGTGCTGGGCGTGCACACCCTGCGCCTATTGGAACATAGCTCAAGGAGAGCGCAGAGACGCCGGCACGAGGCGCAGGTTCGAGTCCTGCCGTTCCAACTCTCCATTGACTGGAGAATTATCCCCCATATACTTTCAAAACAAAAAGAGCCAGGGTAGCTAATCCTGGCTCTTTTTGTTTCTTACTGAAATTTTTTAATCAAAACATAGAACAGACATACTAAAACAAAACTGAACAGTTTTGGCGGACATTTTGCGATTCGATGCTGTATGTACGCGGATACATCAATTCCGTATAGACTAATCAACAGTAAGAAAAAATCGATGTTAAGCACCACCTTAATTAGATCCTCCATGAATCTTCCCTCCTTTCCGATTTCATTGCCGGACTTACGATGAATGAGTATTCAAGAGCCCGGAGAGGAGGGGGTGATGCTTATTAGAGTGTAACGTTGGGAAGAAATTTGGATCATAATTAAGGTGGTGCTTAACTATTGTGTACGCCGATCAACATTGCATTGACCGGCTTCTGCCGTGATAAAAGCATACACATTGCCTCCTTTTCTTTTTTACGCTACAAATGTAATTAGAGCAAGAAAATAAATAAAAACAATACAGAACATAATTTCTATAGAGAGGCGGTGAGCTGGATGGCGAAGGGGAAATATGAATATTGGCTGACGCCGGAGGGCTTGCTGCAGCTTGAAGGGTGGGCCAGAGATGGGCTGACGGATGAACAGATTGCCGGAAATATGGGAATTCGAAGAGAAACATTGTATGCGTGGTGTAAAAAGTATTCTAACATTTCTAACACCCTAAAAAAGGGAAAAGAAGTTGTTGACCGTCAGGTAGAGAATGCATTGTTGAAAAGAGCCTTGGGCTATCACTACGATGAGGTCACAATGGAAAACGGCATCGAAACAAAGCGAGTGACGAAAGAAGTCATCCCAGACACAACGGCGCAGATCTTCTGGCTGAAGAACCGGCGGCCGGATAAATGGAGAGATAAACAGGATTTGCAGGTATCCGGAGCACTGGAGACAGAACAGAGCAAGCTGGATGATCTGATCCGGCAGATGCGAGGTGATGGATAGTGAGCAGTGAGCGTTTAGTACTGTCGGACAAGTACAAGGCGTTCCTTCAGTGCGATGCTCCGGCGGAGTTTCTGGAAGGAACGACCGCGGCCGGAAAAACGACGGTTGGGCTGTTCAAATTCATCCTCAAGGTAGCCGAGTCAAAGAAAAAGCTGCATATTTTGGCAGCGGATGATACTGGCGCGGCCGAGAAGAATATCATCCAGAAGGATCTTGGAATCCTTGATGACTTCGGACCACTGGTGGAGTACAAAGGCAATGGATCCGGCGAGTACAAAATTCCGCATATCCTGCTCCATGCATACGGCGGCGATAAAATTATCTTTGTTGTCGGCTATGGAAACAAAAGAAAATGGAAAGATGCTCTGGGCGGTCAGTATGGCTGCCTGTACATCGATGAGGTCAACACTGCAGACATCGATTTCGTGCGTGAATCGTCCATGCGATGTGATTATCTGATGGCAACACTTAACCCGGATGATCCGACGCTTCCAGTGTACAAAGAGTACATAAACTGCAGCCGCCCGCTTCCAGAGTGGGAGCAGGACACACCACAGGAAATTAAAAATGAGTTAAAAGAAGAACCAAAACCCGGCTGGGTACATTGGTTCTTTTCTTTTGACGATAATGCCGGTCTTCCGGAAGAAAAGAAGCGCCAGATCATCCAGAACACGCCGAAAGGCACGAAAATATGGAAAAATAAGATTCAAGGTTTGCGAGGAAAAGCAACCGGTCTGGTATTCAGCAATTTCAATCGGAGCCATCATGTGAAGACAAAGGAATGGGCCAAACAGTTCATCCAGAGTACAGGAAATCAGCCCAAGAAGCCAGAATTTTTCATGTACTTTTCAGCGGCGGTCGATACGGCCTACTCGCAGAAATCTCCGGACACGATTGCAATGTCCTTCCTGGGCATCACGAACAAGGGAAAATGCATTGTCCTGGATGAGAAGGTGTACAACAACGCTGAGATCGGGGTGCCTCTTGCTCCGTCTGACACGGTGCAGAATCTGATTGACTTTCTGGATCGGAACCGGAAAGAATGGGGACTGTCAAGAAATGCGTTCCTGGACAACGCCGATCAGGCAACCATGCAGGAGTGGAACAAATACAAGCGCCGGAATGGATGCGTGTACACGTTGAATGATGCATGGAAGAAAATGGAGATCATAGACCGTATCAATGCACAGCTGGGCTGGATGGCCTATGATGAGCAGGCAGGGATAGAACCTGCTTTTTTGTATTAGATCATTGCACCAACTACATTGGAGAACTGGAAACCTACAGCTGGCAGGAAGAAAAAGATAATACGCCGGAAGACGGCCATGACCACATGGTAAACTCCGTGCAGTACGGTTGGATCCCGTATCAGGATAAAATTTATAGAGCAAAAAGAGGTAAGGAATGAACAGAGTGCAGAGTTTTATCGCCCGGTTGTTTCGGATTATACCGGCGAGCGAAAAAAGAATAACGATCATAGAGCCGCATTCCTTCCGGGAGAATGTGATCCGGAACAAGATCTGGTATCACGGAGACAGTGCGGAACTGGAGCAGTTCTTTCAGAAAACAGCAAAGTGGGATGTGGAGAAGGCGCGGTTCTGGGCCGCACATGCATCCGGAAGCGTCCGGAAGATTCACAGCGGCATTGTACAGATGGTCATTGACCGGTATAGAGACATTGTTCTTGCGGATCTCGATGGTGTCGAATTTGACAACGAGGATCTGGATACTGTGTGGGCGGATCTGTACAAAAAAAGCAAGCTCAACGATGTACTGGGAGAAGCGATCAGCGGCGTGCTGGCATCCGGAGACGGAGCCTTCAAGATTACGGCTGATCAGTGTAGCAAATATCCGATCATTGAATTTTACGATGCGGAGGATGTGGACTACGTATATGAGCATGCGACACTGAAAGAAGTAAAATTCTATACCAGTTACTGGCAGAATGAAAAAGAATTCCGCCTGGAAGAGACGTATGGTTTTGGATATGTGTTGTACAAGCTGTATGACGATGCCGGGAAAGAGATGCCGCTGCAGATGTTCCCGGAAACGGCGCATCTGATCGACTTTGGAATTTCTGGTGATCTGATGCTGGCGGTGCCGATGAAATTCCTGAATTCCACGAAATATAAGAAGCAGAAGCGAGGAAAAGCACTGTTCGAGGGAAAGACAGATGTTCTGGATGGACTGGATGAGGTAATCAGTCAGTGGATCGATGCTATTCGCATGGGAAGAATCAAGCGATATATTCCGGACAATCTGATTCCGAGAGATCAGACCACAGGGGAGCTTCTGCCGGCAAACCCATTTGACAATGATTTTATTGCAATCGGCGACAATATGAGCGAGAAAGCCAACCAGCAGGTGGAAATTTCTCAGCCGCAGATTTCTTATGAGGCATACGTAAGTAGTTACAGCAGTTTTCTTGACATGGTTCTGCAGGGCGTAATGTCTCCTGCAACGTTGGGCATTGATCTGAAAAAAACAGATAATGCAGAAGCGCAGAGGGAAAAAGAGAAGGTTACGCTGCATGTACGAAATAAGATCGTTGATTCCCTGAACGAGGTCCTTCCGGAACTGTTCGGGCGGATTCTGCAGTGCTGTGATCTTATGCAGGGGAAAGATCCTGGAGAATACGAGGTAATGGTTAAGTTTGGAGAATATGCATCCCCGGACTTTGATACCACAGTGGACACAGTCGGTAAAGCCAAGCAATACGGAATCATGAGTCTGGAAACGTCGGTGGATCAGTTGTATGGAGATACCTGGACCGATGATCAGAAACAAGAAGAGGTGCAGCGCCTGAAAGAAGAGCAGGGCATTGCGGTAGTAGAGGTGCCAGATATCAGGATGGATGCCGGTGATTTTCATGTCAACGAAGGAGGAGCAGATGAAAGTAAAGGTAAACAATAGGATGTACCGGATGAACCGAAAGGAGTACCAGGGCCTTCTTAAAGTTGCAGCGGAGCAGGTTCCTTTTGGCGTGTATGCAGTAGAAAAAAATGATTATGCGGAACTCAGATGTGATCGGTGTGAAAGCATGACAAAACTGAAAGAGATGATCCGTGCTTATAAACAGCAGGGATATCGGGTGCATGCAAATGGCAAAGAAAAATCTTGATTATGACATCGGAGCTGCCTTCGAGGCGATAGAAAATGAGCTGATGGCATCCATGATCCGTAATATGCAGCGTCATAAGGTGGAAGAGGTCGATGAAGATAAGCAGTGGACCATGTGGCAGACAGAGATGTTGAAATCTCTGGAGCAGTACAAGAAAAAGAATCAGGCAAAGTATAGCCAGAAATTCAAGGATATCAATGCACAGATCGAAGCACTGATCCGCGCGGCAAAGGATGAGGGAGAGATGGATCAGGAGATCCAGATCCTGAAAGCGATTCAAAAAGGCTTTCAGGCCAAGAAGATGAAGGCGGGTGCTGCAGCTGAGTTCTTCCGGGTTAATGACCGGAAACTGGATGCGCTGATCGAAGCAACGATGCAGGATATGCAGAAGGCAGAAACAGCCATCCTGAGGATGACCAATGATCAGTATCGAAAAATTATTTACAATGCGCAGGTATATGCCAATACGGGAGCAGGGACCTATGAGAAGGCCGTAGACATGGCTACCAGGGATTTTCTCTCAGCTGGCATAAATTGTATCGAATACAGTAACGGAGCGCGCCACACGCTGGCAGATTACGCAGATATGGCGATCCGGACGACAAGCAAGCGGGCGTACTTGCAAGGGGAGGGACAGAAGCGGCAGGAATGGGGCGTTGATACCGTCATCATGAATAAACGTGGAAATCCGTGCCCGTTGTGTCTGCCGTGGGTTGGCAAGGTTCTGATCGATGATGTATGGAGCGGCGGCTCCAAAACAGGAAAATCCGCAACAACCGGCATCAAATACCCTCTGATGAGCACTGCGATCGCTGCGGGGCTTTATCACCCACGGTGTCGAGATAGCCATACGACATACTTCGAAGGAATCAGCACTCCGCCGGATGGAAAATACACCAAAGAGGAACTGAATGAGCTGGCAGAGAAGAACCAACAGGTAGCCAGACAGCAGTACGCGGAGCGGCAGGAAAAGCGCTTCGGCCGACTGGCGGACTTTTCGTTGGATCCGGAGAATCAGCAGAAATATGAAGCAAAACGAAAAGAATGGAGAAATGTCAGATTTCGAACAGGCGGCATGGATCGGAAGGAATATGCAGAAGCAAAGCGACAGCTGGCAAACTTTCAGGCGGTCCCACAGGAGCAGGTTGTTGAACTCCTTCGGGAAGAGTCTCAGGGTTGGATTGAGAGCTTATCTAGAAAAGAAAAGCATGCAATTGAGAAATATACATACAATTCTGGCGATCAGAGGCCGGAGAGATTTTTTGAACGCTTGAACAGGATGCTTCGAGGAGATGCTCCAGAAAATGAAATGCTTCGGGAATATGCCGATACAATATCAACAGCATTGAAAAAAGGCAAACTTGAACACGATGTGGTTTGTTATAGAAATTTGATGGTTGATCCTATTCCTGGTTGCGTTGCAGGAGATATTTTATGCTTAAATCAGTTTACAAGTACATCAGTCGTTTCGTCAGGTGCTTTTAAAGCCAAATACAATATAACAATATATGCTGCCAAAGGTGTGCGAGCGGCATACATAGAGAACTTAAGCAAATTTAAGAGTCAACGAGAATTACTTATTGACAAAGACTGTCTATATAGAGTAATCTCAAAGAAAGGAACATCTATTGAATTGGAGGCGATACCATGACGGACAAGGAATATGAAAAAGCGTTAAAAGATCGAGAAAAAGCATGGGAAAATGAAGAATTCAAACCTCGTAAATTGACAGAAGAGGAAATTGAAAAACTGAAAAAAGAGGGACGCATCTGAATATGGATGATTTTCGAATAATCTATAAAATTCTTCGAATCCTGCAGAATTCGATGGATCTCGAAGAATTTGACCGGAACAGCATTTCAGCGGAGGCATTAGGACTTTCTGTTCCAAAGTGGAGCAGGCTCATGGCAATGCTGTTGAAAGAGGGCTATATAACCGGCGGAGAAACATGGAACGCTATGGATTGTGGATATCCGCGTGTAGCGTTGAGCAGACCAGAATTGACCTTAAAGGGATTAGAATATCTGGAAGAAAACAGTCTGATGAAAAAGGCGGCAGACCTGGCAAAAGGAATTGTAGGCACTGCGGCAAATATGATTTAATACCACCAGCCGAGAGGCCGGTGGTATTTTTGTACCCGTTTTCAAGAGAGAGAAAGGAAAAATAATATGGGAAATGAAGAGTTCCTGAGAATTTGCAAGGAAAAGGTGGCTGAATACACAAATCAGCATATGGACAAAACGGATCAGAAACAGATTACTGTTAATGCTGACATACAACGGAGATAAAGCGGAATTGTATTTTGATGCATACAAAAAATTCCAGAATATCTGTTTTAAAATGTAGGAGGATATGGAATGAAAAAGAAAGTAATGGCATTATTGACAGCGCTCGTGTTGGTATGCGCATCTCTTACCGGATGCACCGAGGCGTATAAAGTCAGCAACAATATTTCACAGGAAGCAGACAATTTCAATGTAACCCGTAAACTCACAGTGCTAAATGCCAGAACCGACACGATCCTGCTGGAGCTGACAGGAACATTTTCCGTGTAGAATAACTCGGAGAATGAGCTGGAAGTCATCATCGAGACAGCGGAAGGAAAATACCAGAAAGATCTTGTGTACCTCAATGATTATACGATGTACGTCGTTGAGGACATTTCCGGTGCTGATGTAGATAAATACCATTATGAAATCAATTTTCTTCCGGAGTGGGGCGTAAAAGTTACCCACGAAGATTAATTGCGCCGGCGCAACGAAGGGAGGTGAGAGGGATGCGAGTAACGGTAACACGAGAATTCAAGGATATTGAAAATGACCTGGTGCTTCGGACGGTTGGCGAAAAACTGAACCTTCCGCCGGCCAGAGCACAGTATCTGGCCGCTGTAGGCGTTGTACAGATTACAGAACAGGAGAAAGGCGGTGATCCAAAATCTCCCGATGAGACGCAGGGTTAGGCGTCTTATTTTTATGCCCGGAATGGCAGAAAACTACCGGAAAGGAGCAAAAAAATGACACAGGAACAGTTTGAGGCACTTGGCATTGAAAAGAGCCTTGCGAAAAAAGCCGCGGATGAGTCGAAAAAGGAGCTTGAGGGCTATGTGCCGAAAGCGGACTATGACACGATGGAGCAGCAGAAGAAACAGCTGGAAACCACGGTGGGAGACTATAAAACACAGATGGAGTCTTTAAAGACGGCTGCCGGTGATAATGAGTATCTGAAGAAGCAGATCGCGGACCTTCAGGAGCAGAACGCCAACAAGGACAAAGAACACAAAAAAGAGCTGGATGATCTGAAAGTAACCAATGCTATCAAAATGGCGATTTCCGCATCTGCGCAGGACAGCGACCTGGTTGCAGGACTTATGGACCGCTCGAAGCTGATCCTCGGCGAGGATGGAAAAGTAACCGGTCTGGAGGAACAGGTAAAATCCCTGAAAGAATCCAAGCCATTTCTGTTTAAACAGGAATCAAAACCGGCGCAGAAAAAGGGATTCTTCCCTCTCGGACCCAAAGAGCAGGGCGGCCAGCCGAAAGAAGACGGCCATGCATCCATGAAGGATGCCATCGCGGCAAGATTAAATCTGAACGAAGGAAAGGGTGAATAAGTATGGCAATCACACTGGAAGAAGCAAAGAAAAATGTGCAGGATGACCTGCAGATGGGCGTCATCGACGAGTTCCAGAAATCTAACTGGATTCTGGAGCACATTCCGTTTGATGATGCGGTATCCCCGACCGGAGGCGGTGCAACACCGACCTACAGCTATACACGACTGAAAACACAGCCAACAGCAGAATTTCGTGAAATCAATACAGAGTATACACCGTCGGAGGTTACCAAGGAGAGACATACCGTAGACATTAAGGTATTCGGTGGTTCTTATGAGATCGACCGTGTCATTGCTAATTTTGGTGGTATCGTAGGAGAGGTAGAGCTGCAGCAGGCGCAGAAAATCAAAGCAGCGCAGGCTCTGTTCAACGATACATTTATCAATGGTGATGTCGGCGTCAATACCAAATGCTTTGACGGTCTGGACAAGGCACTGACAGGAAGTTCTACAGAGTACAACACCGAAAAAGTGATTGATCTTTCAACGTCTGACCTGGTCACAAAAAATTATCATTATTTTATTGATGCGCTGGATGAGTTTCTGGGTGGTCTGGATGGAACACCGTCGTTTATTGGCGGAAATAACAAGCTGATCTCCAAGATCCGCGCTTGCGCAAGACGTGCTGGTATGTACCAGGTGTCAACAGATAATTGGGGAAGACAGGTAGAGCATTATGGGGATATCCCGTTTGTAGATTTCAAAACGAAACCGGGAACCAACGATGAAGTAGTTAAGATCGATGGAACAGATGGAACCACCTCTCTGTATGTTGGACGTTTGGCAATGGATGGTCTGCATGCGGTTTCTTTTGCCGGTGTTGCACCGGTGCAGGTCTGGCTTCCAGATTTTTCGACCGCAGGAGCAGTCAAAAAAGGCGAGGTCGAGATGAATGCAGCAATTGCACTGAAATCATCCAGAGCCGCCGGTGTATTCCGGAAAATCAAAGTAAAATGATGGAGGTAAAAAGAGTATGAAGGTATACAGTCCGAACAAATCCTATACCGGCGTAACGGCGTCGGTTCCTTTCTGCAAAGGCCAGGGTGAAACAGATGATCCGTATCTGCTGGAATGGTTTGAAAAACACGGATATGAGGTAGAAAAACCGGTTGCACCAGAACCAGAGGAGCTGTTGGAGCCAGAAGAGCTGCTGGAACCAGAAGAGCCGGTGGCAGAAACAATGGAAGAGCCTGTTCCGGAGCCGGTGAAACCCGCGAAAAAAGCGAAAGGGTGACACCATGAGCTATGAACCGTACGTAAGCCCGGAATACTACCGAGATACTTATCAGGACGGCACTTTCGAGGGTGATGCAGAACTTGCACGGTATCTCCGCCAGGCATCCCGTCATATTGATTCCCTGACCTACAACCGCATTGTAGGCCGGGGATTTTCTAATCTTACGGCGTATCAGCAGGATATAATCCGGGAAGTGATCTGCCAGCAGGCGGAATTTGAGTATGAGTACCGCGACGAAATCAATTCGGTACTTTCCAGTTACAGTATTAACGGCGTATCCGTGCAGTTTGCGGGAAATACGTGGAATGTTTTTTCAAGCCAGGGCGTGGCCATGCGCCGGGATGTTTATGCAATGCTGTGCCAGACTGGATTGTGCTGCCAGGTGTTGAGGTAGGTGATGAAATGAAATATCCATGTCTTGTGCCGAAATCGCTCTGTAAGACAGAGATCCATCTGAGCATGGACAGAGAGGGGACAACAAAATATGGAGATCCGCTGTCGGCGGTGGAGTACGATGGCAAGTGCAATTATCAGGACAGCGCCAAAAGCGTGATGACGTTCGAACGAAAGCTGGTGCAGATCTCCGGCACCGCCCTCTTTCCGGGCGATATCTGCCCGGAGCTGCCGGCGGTCTACGGCGGATCAGCGGAGATATTCGGCATGAAAAGAAGAATCCTGCAGGGGCGGAAAGCCAGAAATCCGGATGGAACGGTTAATTACACGGAGGTACTGCTGATATGATCAAAGTCAACTCAAGAATAAATCTGGATTTTGGGAAGATTCAGGTGCTGACGGATGCACAGATCAAAGCAATGGAGATGACTGCAGAGGCGTTGCATACAGAAGTGGTGCAGGCTCAGATCATGCCGTTTGATACGGGCAATCTGCAGAATGAAAGTACCTTTGTGGATTGTACGCAAAGCCATCAGGGAGTTGTAACGCTTGCATCTACAGCGCCATATGCTAGACGTTTGTATTTTCACCCGGAATATCATTTCAATAAAGATGAAAATCCGAATGCCCGCGGTGAATGGTATGAAGATTGGCTTCCGGGCGGAAAGAATGCTGATTTTTGCGCAGAAGCGTTTAAAAGGCTATACAGGAGGTGCGCGCGGTTATGATATTAGCGGATATATGTGATTTTGCGGAATCTCTTGCGATTGCAGATCATGTATACATGGGAGATCTGCCGGACAAGGAAGAAAAATCTATTGGCGTTTATAACAGCAAGCACCAGCAGGCGTATCACACTGCGCTGGGCGGTGTCGCTGGATATGGACAGAAATATGTTACCTTCCTCGTTCACTGGAATAAATCTCTGCGGGAGACGGAAAAGGCAGCTACGGCCTTATTTGACAGCCTCTGTGAAGTGCGGAGCAGTAAAATCAATCAGGAAACCATACAATTTATTCAGCCGCTGTATGATCTGCAGGACATCGGAAAAGACGATAACGGTATCTGCGAAATGGTCATCGAAGCGGCTGTGATTTATAAGAAAGGATAAGAGACAATGGCAAAAACAACGAATGTATATCCGGTTCTGGATAACAAGTTTAAGGTTGGCGCCGCAAAAGAGAACGCAACCATAATTGCCGATATGGAGCAGTTTTCTGTGTCCGTATCAAACGGTGTGGAAACATGGACTCCAATGGATACAGAAGGATGGCAGCGGGCGTTGATGACCGCAAAAGCGATGACCATTTCCTTGACCGGAAAGAGAAACATCGGAGATACAGGAAATGATTTTGTGGCCGATAAACTGTTCAAAAATGGACATGAAGCCGAAGGATATTTCGAGTGGGAATTCCCGGACGGAACTTCGGTTGCATGGAACAGCGCGATTTTTGACGTCAAAAATATGGGCGGTGGTGACTCTACCAATGTAGCACCGCTGGAATTTGACGTTATCAGCAACGGAAAACCAACGGTAACACCGGCATTATAAGGAGGAGAACGATGAGTAAAGTTGTAAATATCACAGATAAATTAAATTTTGAGGAAAATCCGGCCCTGCAGATCGGAGATATGACAGTTGAAGTGCATGCGGACGCAGAAACGGTTCTGCGCCTGATGGGTACTTTTAAGGGGAAAGACGAAGTGGATATCAATACCGTGACAGAGATGATGGGGCTTCTCTTCGATCCGGAGGCGGTGCAGCAGCTGTGCGCGATGAGGAGAGACGGGAAAAAACTTTCAGCTCGATCGCTGATGGTAATCGTCCAGGAAGGTATGAATCTGGTTATCGGAGATGATTCCCAGGGGGGAGCAGTGACCCGTACTATGACCTGATCGATGATTTTGACTTGATTGTATCATCGTTTCAGTCACAGTACGGGATTCGATTATCAAAAGAGTTGCCACAGGGCATGAAATGGGATGAGTTCAGAGATCTTCTGATCGGCATCGGGCCGGATACTGCACTTGGCCGCGTGGTGGAAATCCGGTCTGAAAATTCGAAAGAAATCCTGGAGAACTTCACGCCGGAGCAGCACCGCATCCGGAATGAATGGAGAATCAAACATATCCAGGATCTTGCGAAAACGGTATCCAAAGAAGAGATGGATACTGCGATGAATGGATTTAAAGGCATGTTCCTCAGTATGGCAGGGCTACATGCCATTTAGGTAAGAAGCAAAAAAATGACAGGAGGAAAAAACTATTGAAAAAAGAAAAATAAAATGTCCTTACTGCGGGCATGAGCAGAAGGTACAGTGTGTTCCGGATGCAATATGCCGGGGCGTTTTTATCAAGTGCCAGGCGCGGCACTGCAAGAAAGAATTTGAAATAAAAATCAACCAGGACAAGTAGTGCCACTGTGCCGATGTCCTCGAGAAGAGGCAGGTGGTATAGATGGCAACTACAATTGGCGAGATCGGTCTGGATCTTGTCGTAAATCATAATCAGTTTAAAAGCCAAATGGCCGGGATCACCGGACTGGCAAAAAAAGCCGGGGCGACTCTTGCAGCCGCTTTCGGCGTAAAAAAATTAATTGATTTTTCCAAGTCCTGTATTGAGCTGGGTTCCGACCTGGCTGAGGTGCAGAACGTGGTTGATGTTACCTTCCCGTCTATGGCGGAGCAGGTAGATAAATTCGCAAAATCGGCTGCCGGAAGCTTTGGTCTGTCAGAGACAATGGCCAAGAAGTACACGGGTACTTTCGGGGCGATGGCAAAAGCATTTGGCTTTTCCGAGAAGCAGGCGCTGGATATGGGTGCCACACTGACCGGTCTGGCCGGAGATGTGGCATCGTTCTACAATCTCAGTCAGGACGAAGCCTACACAAAAATTAAGTCCGTCTTTACAGGCGAAACAGAGTCCTTAAAAGATCTTGGCGTTGTCATGACCCAGACAGCGCTGGATTCTTATGCGTTGGCCAATGGCTTCGGCAAAACGACAGATCAGATGTCAGAAGCCGAAAAGGTAGCACTACGGTATTCCTTTGTCCAGAAACAGCTGGAGGCGGCAACCGGGGATTTTTCACGGACGTCCGAATCCTGGGCGAACCAGGTTCGAATCCTGTCCCTGCAGTTCCAGTCCTTAAAAGCAAGTATTGGTCAGGGACTGATCAATATTTTTCGGCTGGTCACGCTTGCTGATGCTTTCAAGAGCTTCACGGAGCTGATAACTGGGAATAAGTCATCTGGGCAGTCAGGTGTCGGAGCAGTTGGAGCGGATGCTGCCAGTGCGGCTGCCGGTCTGACGGATGCTTCGAGTGCTGCGGATCAGCTTGCAGACAGCACTTCCGGCGTGGGAGATGCAGCAAAGCAGGCAGCTAAAGATATGAAATCCCTGATGGAATTCGACAAAATCAATAAAGTCAGCAAAGACAGCAGTACTTCTGATTCACAGAATTCATCTGTTCCGAACAATGTTGCTGGCAGTATTGATTTTGGCTCACTTGCCAGCGGGGAGACAGTGATTGATGACGTAAACAAAAAGTTTGCGGACCTGTTTGGGAACATCACAAAACTGTCAGAACCTGCGCTGCGGTCGGTTAAGCGGCTCTGGAATGAGGGACTTGCAAGACTCGGAAACTTTTCCAGTCAGTCGTTGAAAGATTTTTACCAGCACTTTCTCGTTCCGGTCGGAAAATGGACACTGGGAACGGGAATCCCGCGGTTCGTCGATGCCCTGAATGATGGGCTGATGAAAACCGATTTTCCCAAAATCAACGGTGCGCTGAACGATCTTTGGGATGCGCTGGCCCCGTTCACAATCAATGTTGGCGAGGGGCTTCTGTGGTTCTGGGAGCAGGTTCTAGTGCCACTTGGAACATGGACGGCAAATGAGATTGTGCCGAGATTCCTGGAGACGCTGTCCCTTGCAATACAGCTTCTAAATGCTGTCCTGGTGGCGTTGCAGCCGCTGTTTGAGTGGTTTTGGGAGAATGTGTTGCAGCCTATAGCACAATGGACGGGTGGCGCTTTCCTGACTCTGTGGGACGGAATTAATAAAGGATTACAGGTCTTTTCGGACTGGTGTGCAAAAAATCCAGGCATTATTCAGTCTATGACTGTTGCAATCGGGATGTTCTTTGGAGCATGGAAGGTAATCGAGTTATTATCTTTCATTCAGCAGGCAGGTGGCGTAGTTGGTGCGCTTAAACTCATTGAAACTGCGCTGCTTGGAGCAAAACTTGCAAAAATAAAAGATGCGGCTGAAACGGCAATCCTTACGGGGATGTATGCCAAAGATTTTGTCGTTGGAATTGGTCAGAGCATTGTTGCAATTGGGAAGCAGGCACTTGCCTGGATAACAAATACGGCGGCACAAATCGCAATGACAGCCGCAACTGTGGCTTGGAATGCAATTTGTGCAATTGCTACGGCCGCAACAACAGCGTTTGGCGCAGCAGTTGCATTTTTAACATCACCGATAGGTTTGGCGTGTTTAGCAATTGCTGCTTTGGTGGCTGGCGGAGTGCTTTTATGGAAGAATTGGGACACAGTCAAAGAAAAATGTGGCCAGCTACATGATTGGATTGTGTCAAAATTCAGCGCATTAAAAGATTGGATGAAATCAAAGTTTGAAACAGATTGGACAGAAAGATTCGGGGTGCTTGGAAATGTGCTGAATTGGTTCTGCGATATAGCTTCCGGGAAAATAGAGACTGTGAAGAATATTTTCCAGGGGCTGACCTCTTTTCTGAAGAATATCTTTGCAGGAAAGTTTTCAGATGCGTTAAAAATTCCAGTAAATGGTTTAATCGGCATGCTGAACCGTATGCTGACTGCGATTGAGAAGACAGTAAACTGCGTCAAATGCTTTCTGAACAAGCTGAACGTCAAAATCCCAAGCTGGGTGCCGGGAGTTGGCGGCAAGAAGCTGGGCTTTCAGATTCCGACAGCATCCATCGCCAGAATCCCGTATCTGGCAGACGGAGGCTATGTGGCACGGAATACGCCGCGCCTTGCTGTAATAGGAGATAACAAGCGTTATGGAGAGATTGTAGCGCCAGAGGATAAACTGCAGAAGATGGTGGATTTGGCAGTAAGCAAAGCCAGCGGCGGCAGTGTAACGAAAGCAGAACTGGAAAGCATCGTAAATTCCGCCGTGCTTCGGATTGTTGCAGCGTTGTCTGCGCTTGGTTTCAGCATCGATGGAGAAACGCTCGCCAAAGCGCAACAGAAGGTGCAGCAGGAGATGGATCGGAGATATAACACGGTACAGATTAATTAGGAGGAGACACATGTTACTGAGGGCAGGAAAAACAAACCTTCCTGCCCCGACCTCGATGACGGTGAATGATGAAATTATCTGGTCTGAGGACACGGGGCGGACGCTGAACGGAACCATGGTAGGAGAAGCTATTACCGAGAAAAAAACAATCGGCCTGAAATGGGAATGGCTGACAGAAGATGAGGTAAAATTGCTGAAAAACAGCCTGGTAATTGGTTTCTTTCCACTTACGTTCCACGATGCGGGAAAGGATCACACCTTGACAACGTACCGCGGTACACTGTCCAAGGAGCATGCAGGGGAGATCTCCGGTGTGTATTACTATAAAAGCGTCAGCGTTGATATTGTACAGAGGTAACTATGATCAAAACAAGTAAAGAATGCAGAAAAAAGCTGCAAAGCGAAAACCGATATCTGGAAGTAGCCGATAAAATCATATTGGCAGATGGGACGGAACTGCAGCTTAATAATGGGAAGGTATTGTCCTACAGCATCTCAGGTGCAACATCTTCCACCAACAGTTTTGACATCGGTGCTGCCATTATCGGGAAATGGACGGCTACGCTGAATAATCAGGATGGTCAGTATGACAGCATGACTCTGGAAGGAGCATCAGTTGCTGCCATTGTATCGATTGATCTGGAAGAGGAGCCGGAACTGCTGCGGAAGGGCACGTATACGATATACAATGCAACACGCCAGGGAGCAGGTCTGCGCCTAGAAGCTTATGATAATATGGCTTGCTTCGATAAAAAGTATGACAGTATCCTTACCTATCCGGCGACAATCCGCCAGATTGTGCAGGATGCCTGCCGGAGCTGTGGCGTCATACTTGCATCCAAGAGATGGGATAACGATGACTATGTTGTAAACACACGGCCGGAAAGCGACGCGTTGACGTACCGCGATGTGATTTCCATGGCGGCGCAAATGTGTTGTAAATATGCCCGGTGCAACGCAGACGGAGAGTTGGAATTGTCCTGGTACGGGGAGGCTCTTGAAGAGCAGGTGCTTCTGGACGAGAACGATGAGCCGATTTTACTGGATGGCGATGATGAGATTCTTCTGTGGGACACGGTATCAAGAGAAGAAATGCTGAATAATACCATTGAGGATGATGCCTATTACTGCCACCAGATCCCGGAAAAATACAGCCTAACAGCCGGAGAACAGGATATCAGTATCACCGGTGCGGGTGTGATATATGATCAGACAACGTATCTGTGCGGAGAGACGGACTACAGCCTTGTAATTGAGGATAATGACCTGATCCAGAGCGAGGAGCAGGCGAAAGAGGTTGCGGCTTATCTGTACAGCAAATTATATGACATGCAGTTTCGAACTATTTCTTCGAGCATCCCAAGCGACCCATCCATCGAAGCAGGAGATGCCGCCTGCGTGACAACCAGGAAGGGAGAAAGGTATTACACATACGTTACCAATACCACCTTCGCAGTCGGCGCGGCACAGAGCATTTCATGTGGAGCTGAGACCCCGGAAAAGAACCGGAGCGATCAATTCTCGGCAGTGACCAAGGCGTATATCAAATCACAGAATTATACAGATCGGGAGATTTCGGATTATGACAAGATGGAAAAACAGCTCTGGAATCTGATGACAACGGCATTCGGTGCATATCAGACGGAGGAAGTGCAAGCAGACGGCAGTAAGATCTTCTATATGCACAACAAACCGAGGTTGGAAGAATCATCGACGATCTGGAAACGGACCATTGATGCAATCGCCGTTTCGACGGATGGTGGAAAAACCTGGAATGCTGGCGTGGACAAGAACGGAAACGCAGTGCTGAATATCCTTTCTGTGATCGGTCTTAATTTCGATTGGATCAAGGGCGGAACTGCCGTATTCGGTGGAAAAGATAACGGAAACGGCAGTGTAAAGGTTCTCGATCAGAGTGGAAACGTAATCTGCCAGATGGACAATAATGGAGCAGCGATCAACGGAAGAGTAACCAGCAAAAATGAAGTGGATGGATTTTCCGTGTCTCTGGAAAATGGAAAAATGGTTGTGACGGACAAACAGGGAGCGCGGATCTGTGAAATCTACTTGATGCAAATGATCGAGAGCGATGGCAGCCATTGGGTTGCCACGATAAGTGGTAATGGACAGAAACAGGCGTACATCACACTGGATGGCAAGAATGGAGAAATCGCGGTCCAGACAGATAAGTTCCGCATGGGATCATCGGCAGGAGTGTCTGGGAAAGTCGTGTTCTCAAATGGAACATTCTTGACGTTAAAAAACGGAATCGTAATCGGTGGAAATTCGCAGAATGGCAGTTTTTGACAAACAAAGGAGAAGATCATGGCAGTAATCAGCAGTAATGCTTACCTTACGGTGGCACAGATGACAGGCAATGCGCAGTACATACTCAATTATCTGATGGCACGGGGCTGGACCAAGGAGGCCGTATGCGCGATGCTCGGAAATATGCAATCAGAGTCTACAATTAATCCGGGAATCTGGCAGGGTTTGGACAGCAGCCGTGTTGATCTTGGATACGGTCTTGTTCAATGGACGCCATCGACCAAATACACCAGCTGGGCAATCGGCAGGGGATATGCGATCGGGGACATCGACGGGCAGCTGGAGCGCATCATATATGAGAAAGAAAACAGCATCCAGTGGCAGCAGGTGACAACGACGATGACCTTCGCTCAGTTTTCAACATCTACAGCATCGGTGGAAACTCTGGCCGAGTTGTTTGAGCTGAATTATGAACAACATGCCGGCAGTGCACAGCCTGCACGAAAAACACAGGCAAGGTATTGGTACAACAATCTTTCCGGAAGTACGGATGACGGCTCGGCCGCAGTGATTGAGAAGGTTTGCAGCTGGGAAGTAGCGATAGCCAATGACAATTCTCATGGTTATGATCAGGCATCCAGAGAAGGACCAGATTACGACTGCAGTTCCTTCCAGTACCATGGCTGGAAGCAGGGTGGCATTGATATGATTTCAAGCCGCGGATATTCCGGCACGACAAGCACCATGCTGGCAGACTTCACGGCCAATGGATTTCACGATGTCATCGGATCTGTTGATGTAAGTACCGGAAATGGTTTGAAACGTGGGGACGTGCTGCTGCGCAGCGGTTATCACACGGCACTGTACCTGGGGAACGGTCAGATTGTCCATGCATCAATCAATGAACATGGAGATGTGGTTGGTGGCACCACAGGCGATCAGACCGGTACGGAGATTTGTGTCCGGAGCTATTACAACTACAATCCGTCTTGGAATCATGTTCTGCGCTACAAATCAGGAGGCTCAGGAGGCGGAGGAGTATCCACGGATTTGTATATCGTGGAATTTATACCAGAATAAGGAGGAGAGATTATGGGAAGACATACTTACGATCTTACAGAAACAGATACAGTTGATGACAGAGAGCTATTCCTGATTAATCCGCCGGATAAAGACGGAAAGAATAAAAAACTTACGTGGAAAACACTCAAGTCATTGCTTGGTGGAATGATGGTAGATCTTTTTTATCCGATCGGAAGCCTCTACATCACTACGAATCCAGAAAATCCAAGCAAAACTTTCGGGAAGGGAACATGGGAGGCATATGCTGCCGGCCGTGTGCTTGTTGGAGCAGATGCCAATGACAGTGATTTCTCAGAGGTCGGAAAAACAGGAGGCACAAAAACAATAAATATACGACACCATCATACGCAGACGGTTGGTGTTGATTCCAATAAAATGTACATGGACACGACAGGTAAGGACGTTGGAGATATGACGTCAGGAAAGAATGGTTCTGTTGTGTACACAAACAATGATCATGTTGAGTGGAATTTACCAACATCCAAGACGGGAGCAGCAAGATACAACTTTACATCGAACGAAGGCGGCGACAAAAATATTATGCCACCTTATATTGTCTGCTATATGTGGAAAAGGACTGCGTAGGGTAGGAAAGGAGTTCTATTATGAGGACATTAAAGTTTCGGGTGAAAGGGCAGAAGCTGGAGCAGGAAGGGGATTTTTCGGATATCATTCCAGGATCGAGCGAATATCTGCAGGCGGAATTCGAATTCGATCAGGAATGGAACGGGATGGCCAAGGTGGCAGAGTTCCGTCGGCTGAACCTTCCAGGTGCCGCATGCTGGCCGACAAAAGTATCAAATAATAAGTGCATGGTGCCGGCGGAAGTGCTTTCAGGCAATAAATGGTATATCAATGTAATCGGACAGAGCAGAGAGGGAATCCGGATCCCAACGGGACGGGTGGAGGTGAGACAGGATGGCTAAAACAACAGACGAATTATTTGCCGAAGCAACAGAGGCGGACTACGAAACGGCAGAGCCTGTGACGCTGGCAGCTTCAGATACGGAAGAGGAATTCCAGTTCCGGATCGATGAATATCTTCGAAAAGGGCGTTGTCGCTGGTGTAGAAGGAGATTTGAATGTCAATGTTGCACGATTCAAAATGACGCGATACTATCATGGCCGCGATCTCTCGAAACTGAACATCCGGATTAACTACAGAAATGCCAATGGACAGGTCAACTACTATACTGTCAGTGATGCCACAGTGTCCGGAGATAGCATTGTATTCTCGTGGGAGTTCGCCGCAGATGTGACTCAGTATAAAGGAAATGTGCAGTTTGTTGTATATTTGTTATCTGCCACAAATGCAGTGCTGAAACAGCGATTCTTTACAACGCTCGGCACGCTGGAGGTTCTCGAAGGGTTAGAGGTGGATTCTTCTATTCCGGTGAGTGAGCAGACAGATATTCTGCTACATCTGAAAAAAGATCTGTCTGCCTACGCAGAAGAAGTCAAGAAAAGCCTGCCGGCCGACTACACGGCAATGACGGAGCAGGTTAGTTCGCTCAAGGAAGAATTAGCTAACGCTGACAAAACTATTTATACTCAAAAAAATAATATTGAATCACGTAATGGATATTACATTTCTGAAAAACTTGAACTTCATAAATCTGAGCAATGGAGTAGTTTGTTTTTGCCTATAATTGGCACAATAAAAGAAACTCATGTAAAAGTGAAGGGAACGAATCTATATTTTTACAAAGATTTAATTCCGTCAATAGCTTTTTTTGATGAAAATAAAGTGCTTATATCGGCTAAATATGAAGCGATAATGCCGAATGTTCCAGTTGAAATTCCTGACAATAGCGCATATGTAGTAATGAATTCCCTCAGCGGAACATTTTCGGTTGAGTTTTTTTCTATATTAAATCAAATAAAGAATCTTGAAAAGACACACGGCAACGGTAGTCTTCTCTCGAAAAAGTGTGATGGAGAAGAAATAAAAGGATACGGACTATATACAAATGAACAACCTTTCTATCAGCATGAAAATTCGTCTGTCATTAGGTATGCTTTGGAAAAAAATAAAAAATATGTATTTCCAAGTGGAAATTCGTCATATAAATTAGTTAATGGAAATCCCGAAAATTATTCTATGTATTTCAACTCAAACGGGAAAAATGAGTTTGTAAACATATTTGGAGCAGAGTTTTGTTATGTAGACAGAATTGACCATGATGTTAAGAAATATGGGCGCGAATTGTACGAAGATACTATTACAAATGAAAATTCTGTATTTTGTAGTACAGAAATAAAAGGCACTGGTGATGGACTTTTTTATTTCCATCCGTTCAATATCCGAAAAGGCGATAGAATCTACACATGGCGATATTCTTCAATTAACGACGGAAACATTGCATTATTTTTAAGCAATGAAAAAAGAAGTTCAGCAGATATAGAATCAAAAGGTATCAAGTTCACGGATGGTTATGTGGAATATGTTGCCGAAAAAGACTGGGGTGGTTTCACAACGTGGGCGAATGGGGGAGGAAGTTATAAATATCTTATTGCAATTGAAAGAAAAAAAAGCAACGACACATCAAAAACTGTTGTATGTGCTGCGAATTCATCCGAGTGGGATAAGCTGAGAGCTGATTATATATGCACTGGGTCACATGACGAAATCGTTATTAACGAAGCTATCAATCGTGTGAAAAAACAGATTGGAACTGTCGAATTATGTGACGGAGATTATTATATAGATGGATTCAGCGATTACTTTTTGGCTGGAAAAACTGAAAAAGTAGCAATATGTGTAAAGAAGGACGCAATTGGTGTTGGAGCCACCCTCACAGGCAAAAGTACAGGTAAACCACAAAACGCAGTATTGCACATAAATGAGAGTGCTTTTGATGGGTTAAATGACGAAACACCATCAGTTATTAGCGGTGGCAGTTCCGAAACTGGATATGTTGGTGGATGTGGATTTAATGTTCGGCATTTAAAAATCGAATTGCCAAACACTAAACACAAATGTATTGCGGTAAATTATCAGCACAGTTATTGGGGAATTATTGATTCGTGTACACTAACCTGTTTAGGGTTTGGTCAAGATAATATTCCAGTTGAAGGTCTTATCGGCTTACGCGGTTGGGCTGGCTGGTCTGATGGTTCAATAATTGGTGCCTATGACACATACGCATCTGGATTTAGAGTAGCATTTCAGCTTGGTGGAGAACACGTTATCTGCGAAAGACTTGGTGCACGTTTTTGCTATACATCATATACATTTGGAGAGTATCCTTTGGATGCCCATAGTGGTGCACAGGTGCATCCAATAACAATCATAAATTGTTGCGACGAACATCAAGCAACACTTCCAAAGTTTTTTGATAGTGGAAATGCGGATTCCAGAAATGCGGGAAGATGCCAAGTTGATTTTATAGGTTTTAATATTGAATACTACCCACTTATTACTGGAACTCCTATCGTTGGTGCGACCGAAGTGACTGACGGAGGTTGGGTTGGTAGAATTGAATATTCAGTTGAAAATAACGAAAATAACGCTAATGTAACTATCCCATTTTGGGCAGAAGGACATGGGAAAAATTTCAGAACGTTAAATACAGCACAAAAGCAAATGGGAACCACGGATTTGCGAAAAACCTTTGCGGCAAATTATATGCAACAGTATTATGACACTGACCTGAATAAAATTGTATATTGCAAAGAGCCATCGACTAAGACTTGGATTGATGCTATGGGCAATATTGTATAGTTAACTAAAAGGTTTCGAAAGATAACTACCGATACCATCTGAAATACATAGAATGGTATCGGTAGCATTGGAAAAGGATCATGAATCATGTTTCTCAAGCCAATCGGAAAGAGCCTTGCGGATGACCCACGATGCGGTACGCTCCTCGCGTTCGCAGTATGAGATAAGCTGCTTAAGCTGTTCCGGTTCAAAGCTGATCGACATTTTCTTGTACTTGTCCTCTTCGGATTTGCGTGGATGAGCCATGATAACCACCTCCTCGAGACCACTATACCAGATGCGAGTGAGTGGTAGCAAGAAGCAGTGATATATTGGGATATGTAGGCATAACAGACTAAGCGCCGCCTCGTCTTTAGTTAATTAGATTTGCTGAGAAAATCGAAAATATATTCGAAAAAATGAAGAAATCGCGCGTGAAATATGCTATAATGATAGGGTAGAAAACAAAAAATGGGAGCCGAACTCCCTGACTACCAATCATAAAAGCTCGGCTCCTCCCACCCACAAGGGGGCTATGCTTATTATAGCACAACCACCTCCTTTTGGGTACCCAGAAAAGGAGGAATTTTTATATGCGCGAACAGTTTGCGAAGACGTTCATGACGAAGCTTATTGGTAAAATTCCGGATGACGCACTGAAAGTGGTGTATCAGAAACTCATTATTTTCGTTGGAGACTACGAAATATCTCCGCGAAATACAGAGCTTGTGCCGTATGAGGGGTATCTGCCGGAGTGCTATGAGATCTACTTTGCGACTCGCAAAATAGAGGGTTTGAGCGTCAGATCGCTGGAGCTGTACAATATGGTTCTCCGAGACTTCTTTTTTCAGGTGAACAAAGATTTGAAGCAGATTACAACGAACGACATCCGGATCTATCTGTATAAGACGCAGGAGATAAGAAAGATCAGCAATGCGACGCTCGATAACCGCAGAGTTATCATTCAGACGTTTTTTGAATGGGCGGCCAACGAGGGCTACATAGGAAGCAACCCGTGCCGGAATATTAAGGCAATTAAGTATGAGCGAGCTCAGAGACAGCCGCTGTCCGGAATGGAGCTAGAACGGCTGAGAAATGCGTGTGAGACAGTCAGAGATAAGGCCATGATTGAGATGCTGTACAGCACCGGATGCCGCGTAACAGAGCTTGAGAGGCTTGATATTGCAGATGTGGATTTTGAGCAGAAAGAAGTACATTTATTTGGACGTAAAAGCAGAATTTGCATTGCGGAATTATCTTGAAACGAGAACGGACGAAAATCCAGCGTTATTTGTGTCGGAGCGTATGCCACATGGCAGGTTAAAGAAGCCGGCGATTGAAAAACGTGTACGACAGCTGGGGGAGCTGTCAAAGATTGGTCGGAGAGTGTATCCGCATCTGATACGGCATACAACAGCGACAGACGGTCTTGACCGAGGTATGCCAGTGGAAGAAGTACAGCAGATTTTGGGGCATGTCAACATCAACACAACTATGGTCTATGCTCAAGTATCGAGGGCTAATGTCAAGAGAGATCATAGACGGTGCATTGTTTGAGATCAGTGTTATTTCTCACATTTTCAAAAGAAAATTAGAACTAGCGGTTGATTGATAAACTTTCATCTATGCATTATAATAAAAGAGAAATATATTATACAAACAAGGAGGATGCATAGTCATGGAAATTGATGAGAGATTAGACTATATTGAGTTTAGAATGAATTTGCTTAGGGAAGGATCTGAATTTTGCAAATTCATATATGACAACGAAATTACGGAAGGACAGCTTCGGCAATTGTATGATGTCATGGATGAAATGAGAGAAAAAATTGATAATGGAATGGTAATTTCAAGGGCTGAATATGAATCAAAGCTTTTAGACGTTCTCGACCGCAGAAGGTATGATTATCATTTTTGCGAATCTTTTGCAAAACTTTTATGGGAAGAAAACAGATACGCAGAGGTATTTCCGATGGTTTACAAAGATTCACAGAAATTTGCGGATTTGTTTAAATAATACACGAGAAAGAGGGTATCCAGGCCTAAAGGGACTGGATACCCTTTTTGAAAAAAAGAAGGGATATAATAATGGTAGAAATTAGAGCTGGACCGTATGGGTTCTATTTTTTTGCATTTTTTTAAGAAAGGACTAAGAATATGCCAGAAATTGTAGTTGCTATCTGCTCATTGATCGGAACGCTGGTTGGAAGCCTTGCCGGTATTATGACTGCCAATAAGCTTACAACATACCGTATTGAGCAGCTGGAAGAAAAGGTTAAAAAGCATAACAATCTCGTCGAACGTATGATAGTCGTGGAGCAGTCGACCAAATCGGCGCATCATAGACTGGACGAGCTGATCGAAGAAAGAGAGGGACATTAGATATGGAAACGAACATTATGAATTATGTAAAACCAGAGCTTATCGTAGTAGCCGTTGCCTTGTACTTTTTGGGCATGGCATTGAAGCAGGCGCAGGCCGTAAAAGATAAGTATATCCC